CGGGTTGTGTGGCATTCGGCTTCCCGCCCATCGGGTTGATAAACCCCCCCCCCCCCCCCCACTGCGCGTAGCATCTGGATCTTGCTGCGCAGTCGCAGTACTGCCGGTACCACCAGGGAGCAGCGCGATGAGGCATCACCAATCCATGGGTCTGTCCCTAGGCGAAGCCCTGAGCAGGATTGCTGATCGCGCCCTAGCGCAGCGTGATCGCGACCGACTCGCTGCCACCAGGCCAGACGATCGAGCGGATCATGTTGACCATGACCACGCGCAGCTCCTCATCCGTCGCTAGTTCCAGCGTCGCTGGATCCTTGAACAGCTCGCTCAGCTCACTGGTGTCCGGTGCAGCCTGCTGGACCGTGAGCAGCGCCAGCTGGGCACGCTGACGATCGATCAGTTCCTGCACCCCGGGCAGGTGGGCCACCTGCTCGAGGTTGGCCAGGTCGGCGCGCAGCTGCTGCTGCTCTGTGGTTTCCAATTCTTCGGTGCGGCCGGTGGCCTGCGCCAGCTGCTGGTGCCGTTGGGTCAACGCTTCAATCACCAGACGGCGCACCACCTCCACACGGATGCCACGACCGAACCAGTCGCAATGCCGGGCCAAGCAGGCCAGTCGGCAGGCGCGGCCTTCTCGGCATTGCGTGTGCAGATTCTTCCCGCACTGCTCGCAGGCCACCAAGCCGGTGAACAGACGCACACGGCGTGCAGTCTGGCCACGGATGGTGGAGCGCACCTTGAGCATCGTCTGCGCACGCTCCCATTCCCCCCATGTGATGACCGGCTCCACCTTCCCCCATTCGCCGCGGACAGCACCGCGCAGCATCGGGTTCTGGATCCAGGTGCGCACGCCCCGGGTGGTCCATGGCATGCCGGTGACCTTCACCCAGCCGCTCACGTTCATCTCGAGCTCCATCAGCTGGAGCCACATCACCCGTGCCGCCTCGAAGTGCTCAGGGTGCGGCAGCACCTGGCCGTCGACGACGCAGTAGCCGAACGGCACCTTGCCCGATCCGTAGTGGCCAGCAGCACGGCGGCGGGCGATGCCATCGCGCACCTTGGCGCCGATCAGCTTCGACTGGGCCTGGTTGACCACTGAGATCACGCCGGCCGACACGAAGCCGCTGTAGGACTCGGCCTCGATCACCCCACCGGTGAGGGCACGCACGGTGACGCCTTTCAGGGAGCAGGCATTGAGGAAGTCCAGGTCATCACCAGATCGGCTGAGGCGCGACTGATCAACGACCAGCACCTCGGTGACCTGACCCGATGCGACGATGGCCCAGAGCTCATCCCAGCCGGGTCTGCGGCCTCGATAGGCCGAGGCTCGCTCCACGATCACCCGATCGCAACCAGAGGCAAGCAGCTGCTGCTCTTGGCCCTCGATGCTGAGATCCTGCTCGATCTTGGTGGTCGAAACCCTGGCGTAGCCGACCTTCACGGGCACCTCTGACCTGTTTGCCAAAGGTACTAGAGAAAGCTGTAGATCCTTTGGCCAGCATTTTCTGCTAGGTTCGCCCCATCGGCAGCGCGAGGCAAGGCCCGCCGCCGATCACCCCATCGCCCGGCACTGGCCGGAAGGATTTATGACCACCGCCGCATGCTTCGTCGTCTGGATCGCCGTGCTGCTGACCCTGCCGTTCATCCTGCTGCTGAGAGCCACCGAGAGCCGTGAGCAACGCGCACGTCGCTGGCGGGCCGACGGCTGGACCCAGCAGCGCATCGCCGATCGCCTCGGTTGCAGTCGCACTACGGTGAGTAGGATGCTCGCGGCCTGACCGGTCCTCGCCAGTCATGGATCTCTATCACTACCGCGCCGATCTGGTTCGCGTTGTTGATGGAGACACCATTGATGTAGCACTGGACCTTGGCTTCAGCCTGCGTGCACGTCACCGGTTGCGGCTGCTGGGTGTCGACACCCCAGAGCGGGGGCAGCCGGGCTTCAGCGATTCGACTGCCTTCGTGCAGCAGCGGCTGAGCAGTGCGCAGGAGATCATCATCTGGACCGTGAAGCGCGACTCGTTCGGCCGCTGGTTGGCGAACGTCTGGGCCGATGACCAGCTGCTGAATGACGAGCTGGCCGCAATGGGCTGGGGCGCACAGTTCTGATGATGATCACCATGGGCGATCAGTACGCCTGAACCACTTATCAATGGGATCCACTGCAGCGCAATGGATCTAACTCGCTGATACATCCGTTCACCCCTGTTTGTGAACGGATGTAACGCAGGCCAGTGTGACACCTGTGGAAACTCTTTTTTCCTCAGGTACGCCCGTACTGTTTTGGGCAGATCCATTGCGCTGCAGTGTATTTCAGTGCCAGTGTGCGTGTACTACCTGCCGTCGTTTGGTATCAAGTTGCTACTAACTCAGCCGCCCCTTGTGCCAGTTGGGGGCCAACCCGTGTGCAGCGAGTGTGCCAGTTCTGGCTTATGTGTGCCACTACGTCACAGGCACAAGGCGGCCGGATCGACTGCGCTGCAAAGGATCTGGCCGAACTTGGTACGCCCGTACCACTCTGCGGCTGGGCGCGTGACGTGACGATCTGGTGCACAGTGGTGGGGTCCCACCGCACCAGATCACATGGGCGTCCTCACCGACACGCTCCGCTCCACCCTCCGCGATCTCGCGGAATCAGATGCGCGGCTCTACCGCGGGCTCGCCACCGAGCTGGAACCCACGGTCGACGACCTGGAGTTCCAGCCGGCGCTCCCCGCGGACGAGATCGCGGCTGCCATCGCGCTGCTCGAGGCGCACGGCTACACGGTCACCTGCGGGTGACCGGCCCCACGGGGCCCTGCGGGGCCCCATCACTGATCCCCGCCACACGGCACGCCATGAACCACGCCACCACCACCACCGACACCGACGCCCTGCTGGCGGAGGTGGACGCCCTGCTGGATCAGGCCGACGCCACCAGCGCACGGGTGGACGCCCTGCTGGACGGCTGGGCCCCCCGCCCCACCACCGGCCAGCGCATGACCGCCCTGTGGGAGGGCGTGGAGCAGCTGCGCCGCTGGAACGACCAGGACGAGGCCGAGCAGGCCGACCTGCTGGCCGAGATCGAGGCCCTGGAGCAGGACGCCTGAGCGGCCCCCACGCGCCCCTGCAGGGCGCCTCAACGTCGCGCCCCGTGTCTCACACCGTCACGCCCTCTGCCACGCCTCACAGGCGCTCCTGTGCGCCACTCCGTCACATCACCCCGCCACGCATGCCTGATCGCAGCACCATCCGCACACGCCGCTACCGCGCCCGCCTGCGCGGTCTGCCCGACCCGGCCGCCCCACAGCCGTGCCCCGGCTGTGGCCGCCTAGTGCGCAGCCGCCGCACCGCCCCCCTGTGTTCGTTCTGCTGGAAGCGATCGCCGGCAGGACGAGAGGTCAACCGTCAACGCATGGCGGCCACCAGGGCCCAAGGCAAGGCATCACTCAATACGGAGGGATCCTGATCACTGCCATGATGAAGACATACGAAATAGGAACCAACATGCTTCGCATCCTCATAGCTCTCGCTGTCCTCATGCCATCCACCGCGATGGCGCAATGGGGCTACGATCCGAGCCAGAGTGCAGCCGCTGCATACTGCGCCGCACGACAGGCGGGGAAGTCCCACAGGCAGGGTGAGAATGCTGCACGCAATGCCGTCGTCAATGCCACCGGTGGATCGTTTGCCAACCAGCTTGGTGCGATCCTCACCGGCGGCAGGCAGGCGATGCAAACCGCCAACTACCTGGCGCAGAAGATGTGTCCAGAGTGGTTTGAAGGCAGCAGCACCGTTGCATCTGACTACCGGCCGATGCTTCCGGCCAATGCGGCATGCATCAATCCAAAGGAAGGAGAAGATTGCGTGATCCGCAATCCGTTCCAATAAAAAAAGGGCGGTCCCACAACCGCCCACCACCCTCTACCGCTTCACGGTAGGTACGGCTCAGATCCGGGCCAGCGTCACCCGTTCAGGCTGGTTCTGGTACTTGCCAGCACGACCCGCGTAGGTCGTCTCGCATGGTTCACCCTCAAAGAACAGCGCCTGCACAATGCCTTCACCGGCATACACCCGACAGTCGGCACTGGACGAGTTGGAGAGCTCCAGGGTCAGGTGGCCGGTCCAGCCGGCTTCGCCCGGGGTGGTGTTGGCGATGATCCCGCACCTGGCGTAGGTCGACTTGCCGATGAACAGCGCCGTGATGGTGCGAGGCAGGGCGATGCGCTCCACCGTCACGCCCAGGCCGTAGCTGTGGGCCGGGAGGATGAAGTAGGAGCCGCGCTCGAGGTCGTGGTGCAGCGGCGCTGGCGAGAGGTTGGCCGGGTTGAAGGCTTTGGGATCCATCACCGTGCCAGGAACGTGCTGGAAGGTGAAGAATTCCTGCGGCGACAGGCGTAGGTCGTAGCCGTAGGAGGAGCAGCCGTAGCTGAGCACCTTGGTGTTGTCGACGGTGCGGATCAACTCAGGCTCAAAGGGACTGAGCATGCCGGCCTTGGCTTGGGCGCGGATCCAGGAATCAGATCGGATGGTCATGGGAGATGGGACCAGAGCTTGCGGGTGACGATGCGGGAGACGGTGGCGGGAGCGATGCCGTAGGTGGCAGCGATGTGCTTCTGCGAGGTGCCATTGGCAGCCAGCTCACGCAGGCGGCGGACATCGTCCTCGGTGAGTACGGCGGCGCCGTTGGCTGTGCCGCGGGCCACCGGGCCGAGGCGGCGGCCACCAGGCTTGGGGCCCCGCCTGGAGAAGACGACGGGATCAACCGTCGGCTGATCGTTGGACCAGGTGACAGCACCAGGCGGGAGGGGATACTCCCGCGACTGATGGGTGTACCAGCGATGGCCGCAGTCTTGGCAACGGCGGCGACGTAGCAGGTTGCCGTTCTCGAGGGGGCGGGTCGTGATGACGAGGATGCGGTCAGTGCGGCACTGGGGGCAGAGCACCTTGCATGTGGGTGATGCCATCAGATGTGCCGCTGCCTGGCCCACCGGCGGATGCGATTCTCGCGCTCAAGCAGTTCCACCCGTTCGCGTGAGGTGAGCCGATCCAGCGGCACCCGCTCGCAAATCGTGCCCTCTGGCAGGTAGTGATCCAGCCAGGCGAGGCCGTGCTCAATGGTGTCGGCAACGATGCCCAGGGCCGCGGCGAACAGCCCAGCAGGGGTGATCAGCACGAGGCGCAGCAACAGCCATGGCCAGATGTTGCGCTCGCGCAGATAGGTTCGATCAGTCATCGTTTCTCTCCTCACTACAAGGGATTGGAAAGGCGTAATGGGGAAGCCAGTGGGTCCAGCCACCTCCGGCAATAATTCGCTTGAAGGTTTCAGTGCCAATCCCCAACATGCTGATCTGAGCCCATTCCCATCCGCCGGCTACTTCTTTGGCGGCCCAGGCCCATGGCGTTGCGTCTGGCTCGTCAGGCCACGGTGCGCAGTCCTCCGGCCCCGGCAGGCGCTCGCTCACCGGGATGGGCTCGATGGCGGGGCGGCCCCAGCGGGCGAGGACGGCGCGAATCTGGTTGATGGTGTCCTCTTTGCTGAGAGCTTCGTACTCGGGCATTTCCCATGCCTTCCACAGCTCCTCATCCGTCGGCCCCACCGGCAGGGCGGCGGGGCGGCCCCAGCGGGCGAGGACGGCGCGGGCGATCTCCAAAAGCCCTTTGGCGCTCTCCTCCTCATTGGCGCCGTCAACACCAAGCATGAACTCGTGTTCGGCGCACAGCTCCACAACGTCATCAAGCGTCGGCCCCACCGGCTCGGGCTGGGCCTCCAGGGCGGCGCGGGCGCTGTTGCAGAGTCGGTCGTTAAAACGCAGATCGTCAAGCTCAATCTCAAGCGCCTCCAGCAGCTCAGCGCACAGCGCACGAAAGTCGGGCGGGGTTGTCATGATGCAGTCTCCAGTTCGGCGGCGATGTGATCCAAAAAGTCTGAGGCCGCTTCAATTCCTTCCATGTACTTTGGATGGCAAATGTCGCCAATCAGGCTCATCATTCGATCTGAAGCAGCGCGAAGGGCGGCGGCGGCAATCTCACCGGCTGGGGCAGGGCAGATTTCGCCTACCGCATCCAGCACCGCCTGAGCGGCAGGCGATAGAACCATTTTCGTGGCGTCAGGAAATTGGTCAGTCGTGGGTGTGTTAGCCATTTCGGTGTTAGTGGTTGTCACTACGAGGGAAACAGTCGCTGTTCAATGCACTTGTCGATCTCTTCGATAGTTGTATCGGCTGGGCGAAAGCGACCCAATACGACCCAGCTAAGCATCGGCGGAGCGTCGGAGACATAGGTAACGGATAGAACACAGCAGCCGGCATCTTCCATACCTTGCGCAGTCATTAGAGCGCAGAAGTCGCTCTTTGCGTGTCGAAGAATAATAGACATCAGTCAAGCCCTTTCTTTGGTGGATGCAGAGAAACTATCACACTGGCCCCAATAGCTTGTGCTGTGTGCAGTAAATGAGATTTAGCCATTAGTCTCCTTCTTGAGTGTGGTTGCCAAAAGTATCAAGAACAGCCCGAGCAATCTCGCAGAAAGTCTCAGGGCTGATGTAGTTCCAGTCATGCTGCTCAAAAAAGGCGACCAACTCCTCATCTGTTGGCCCCTGCGGTGCAGGCTTCCAGTTCTTAAGTCCTTGCATAGCTTGATCTCTTAACAGCTCCCATAACGGTTGCTCAGCCATCGCTCAAGACCTCCTGGTTAGTGTGTTCGGTCATTTGTAGAGCCAATCAGGGATCACCTTGGCGACTCGATCGACGCGGGCCAGAAGCCAGCGACCAAGGGCAATGGCGACGGGCTTTACGATCGCTTCCATCACGATCAGCGCCGCAAAGGTGTCGGCTGCGACGTGTAGGTCAGTCATGCACCCTCTGCCATTGAACGGCGCCTGCGATCTGCTCACATGCCACGACATGGCAGCCATCAGTCAACCAGTCGTCGCAGAGCAGGTTGAGCAGCCTGTCGCGCATCCAGTGCTCGGCCCAGTTGTCTAGGTCGAAGTCGCGCATCAGTGGATCGTTGATGTCGATCCCGATGCAGTAACGGCTGATGGTCAGCTCCGGGGCATGGTGCGCGACGGACACCAGCAGGTGGACGTAGGGGCTCACAGCTTGGCCTCCCGCTCTAGCCATGCCGCTGCGGCGTAGCCGATCTCGTTCTGCCGCATCCAGCGGGCCACCTCACGGATCGCGGCGCGGGCGCCAACTGGGTCGTCAGGGGTAAACGGCTTGTGTAGGAAAACGTCAGCCACCCGCTGCACCAGACCATCAGCAGGCGGCGCATCCGGCATGGCTCGTTCGTTGTCCTCGTCCTGCTGCCGGTCGTTGGCGGCAGCCTCTAGGGCCTCGATCCGCTTCAGCTGGTCGTCAATCCAGCGGCTGTGATTGTCGATGTCTTCGCCCCAGTCCAGCGTGGCCAGGCGCATCGTCTCGTACTTGCCCTCCAGTGCCTCGATCCTGGCGCGGAGTTCTATGAGGCAGGCGGTCAACGTGCCGCCCCATTGCTCAACGTCGGCCCAGTGTTCAGGCGTCGCCATCACGCCACCTCCTTCGCAGCATCCAGCAGCCGACCGGCCACCTGATGGGCAGTGAGCGCAGGGCAGCGGTTGGCCTCAGCGATGATCTCGGCCGCCAGGTGCTCGAGCACCGCGGCCAAGCAGGGCGGGCCGGGATCTTCCAGTGCTCCAGTGCGTTCCAGTCGGTCGTCGTACACATCAATGCAGCGATGTAGTAATCCAGTCATCAGTAATCCTCGGGAATGGGTGAATAATGGTGATGCTGCAGTCAACATTTCATGGCTGCCCTCCCCACTTGATTCGCTGCAGTTGCCCAATGCTGGTGGCACGTAGATGCACCGTTCGTGCTCCTGCTCGCATCCGATGCGCTGCAATCGGCTTGAGGCACACACCACCGGTGAAGATCCCGCGACTCACCAGATAATCAATCCCATTGAGTCGCCACACATCACCCAACCTGAACCGATCTGCGGTAGGGCTCTTGGGCAGCCCGGTGAACTTGGTATCGGTCATGGCTTGGCCTCCATCAACTGCTTGGCGGCAACCAGCAGGGCTTCCAGCTCCTGCAGTTCCAGCCGCACGGATTGATCGTCTTGGGTCAACACCAAGAACTGACCACCGCCTTCATCATCCAGCCGTATGTGAGAGACACCCACGGCAAGGATCGGATCTTCACCCGTGGGATGCACGCTCATGGCAAGAGGGCTGATCTTGTAACTGGTCATGCCGCCACCTCGGGCATGGAGAACAGCGTTGCCGCTGCACCCTCTGCCTGCTCCAGGAACTTGGCAGCCTGCCTGGCGTACTCAGGCTTCAGCTCGACGCCGATGTACCGCCGGCCCATCTTCACTGCCTGGTAGCCCGTGCTGCCGATTCCATTGAACGGATCCAGCACCAGGTCGCCGGGGTTGCTGTACAGCGTCAGGCACCGCTCAATCACATCCAGCTGGAGGGGGCAGATGTGGCGTTCATCCTGCTGGCCCCGAGCCATTCGGCCATTCAGCACCTTGGTCTGATTCACGTTCATCCAGACCGGTGATGCCAGCTCCTGCCACTGCGACACCGGCAGATCAGCCGGCTGATGCGTGATCGGATCCGGGTTGGGCTCATCCTTTCGGAAGAACAGCATGTAGTCCGGCATGCCCACCCTGCTCATGCTGCTGTCCTTCTTTAGCTGCTTGTACAACAGCCCCAATGCCTTGGTGCGCTGCATCTCAATCACAGGATCCTTCCAGATCGTGCATCTGGCGTGATACACAAATCCAGCAGCCTGATGAGCACGGATCAGGTCACCACCGAAATCATGCAACCCAATGAATCCATCCTTGCCCTTTCGTGCTGGCAGGTCTGAGCAATGGACGCAAACGATGCGGCCAGGCTTCATCGCTCGATACAGCGCAGCGCAGAAGAATCCATAGTGATCCATGAACTCGGCATGGCTGCCGCAGTTGCCCATGTCTCGCTCAGAATCTGAATAGACGAACAGATCAGAGAACGGTGGCGAAAAGATCGACAGGTCAATCAGGCCCTCAGGCAGGCCGGTCATGACCTCAATGCAGTCAGCGAGGTAAACCGCCCAGCTGGCGCCCTGGTAGTCGGGGGATAGTTTCATGTGAGGAAAGATGGAAGCGATACATCAGCAGATCGCGTGTAGATCTTTTTGCTTGCAGCGGTCTGGAATCCAACCATTGCCTTGGCCATTGCCTGCTTCATCCGCAGGTGATCAGCTTGCTTGCGTTGCACATTGGACCAGATCGAGGATTCCGTGTCGCTAATCACGACATGGCAATCCACTGGATTGCTCTGGCCAAACCGCCATGCACGTCTGACGGCTTGGTAGTGCTGTTCATAGCTGTGGCTGACGCTGGCGAACACCACCGTGCTGGCGTGCTGCCAGTTCAATCCCAACCCGGCCAGCTTGGGTTTGCTCACGATCACCCGGGCCTCGCCAAAGGTGAAGGCATCCAGCGCCGCAACCTTGGCATCAGGTGGCATGGAACCATGCACCTCGATCGCCTCCGGGATGGCGCGCGCCAGAGCGGTGGATTCATCGTTGGTTTCGCACCACACGATCACCGCACCTGTGGCCTTGTTGGCCACCTCAGCGGCAGCAGCCACCCGCTCAGCCAGCGTCAGCCGCTTCTCCTTATGGATCGTGGTGGCAGACCCATCTGGGATGCGAAACAGCATCCCGTCAGGCACCTCGGTCGTGATGTCAGCGCTGACGGTATGCAGGTGGTACCGCAATGGCGGCAGCACAAAGCCATCGTCATCACCGCCCAGGTCTGAGGGCAACGTGGCTGCCCGGGACCATGACGCGACCCACTGCCAGAAGTCCTGCTGCGCGTGGCCCTTCAGCCGCCACTCCTGGCTGGCGGTAGCGGTGTCGTTGACGAACCACCGGCACAGCATCTCCATGCTGCCCAGCAGCCCAAGGAACTCGGAATGGTTGCCGAGCTCCATGTGATCGTTCGGGGCTGGTGTGGCCGTGGCCGCCAGCCGATACGGCGTACCAGCGAAGGCATCGCACAGCAGCCGCTTGGTGGGGCCTGAGAAGCTCTTGAGGATGCTGCTCTCGTCCAGCACCACCCCGCCAAACAACGTGGGGTCCAGCTTCGGCAGCCGTTCGTAGTTGGCGATGTTGACGCCAGCCCATACATCCTCTGGCTCACGCACCACCTTGGCCTCAACACCAGCGGCCGCACATTCGCGTTGCATCTGCCTGGCAACAGCCAATGGTGTCAGGATCAGCGACGGCTTGCCTGATGCAATGCGGAACTCCTCAGCCGCGCATGCCTCGATGCGGGACTTGCCCAGGCCAGTGTCGAGGAATGCAGCAGATCGACCTTTCTCGCAGGCGAACTTAAGTGTTGCTAGCTGGTGTGGGAACAGATCCCACTGGCCGGTCATGGCAAACCCATCAGATGCTGCAGCGGCACCTTTGGAGGCAATGAACTCCCGATAGCGGGCGATGGTGGCAGCAGTCATCCCTCCACCTCCTGCTGCTTCCAGGCTGCTGAATGCGCCCACGGTTCCCCGGGTCGCACTGCTTGCCATGCCATCAACAGCCCCGGTTGATGGATGCCCCATCGCACCAAGCCATGCAGATCACCATCAGCAGCAGTTGGCTGACGGCTGATAATCCAGCGGTTGCGGTCGGTCATGGCCGTAACCCCTGCATGTGTGCCTCGACATGGTCCAGGATTGTCTGCGGCACCATCGGCGACTGTGGTACCCATCGCTTGTTATCCCAGCCCTTACGGGTCCACCGCGCATACTTGATCAACAGGTTGCGGCGATAGTTCCACTTGTGGAATCTCACCACCAATGGATCGGAGATCTCACCCGGCTGGCGTTCAATCTTCCATTTCACATTTCCGCTGGATCCACACTGATAGATCACTTGGCTCATTGCCCTTCCTCCCGTAACGCATCACGCAGCGTCCGCAGGCTCAACGCATTCAGCCCACCTCGAGCCAACGTCTCCAGCTGCAGGTCAATCATCCGCAGCACCCGCAACCGTTCCTCCTGTTGACCCAGCAGGAATGCCAGCTGCACTTCCTCCTGCTGGCTGATCTCTTCCATCGCAGCCGCCAGCTCCTGCTCACGCTGCTCAAGCCGCTGCTCATACTCCCGCAGTTCATCCACCAGGGCGCTGATGTTCATGACGCCACCTCGAACGTCCAGCGGCCACAGCTCTTGCGGCCTTCACGTCTGGCCAGTGACACCGATGAGTAGTCCAGGTGCAGCGCTCTTGCTGCAGCACTCTGAGAGGCGTAGACCTGACCGGTCTCGACGCACCGCACCGGCACCACATTCGGCCGATGCTGGTACTGGCTGAGCAGGTCCACCAGATGCTCACTCTCGAACAGCTGCAGCAGTCGCCAATGTTCAATGCCACCGAACATCTCAGGATGCTTCCGGGCCCACTTCTTCAGGTCCTCCCGGCGGATGTAACACCGCCGGCCGATCATCAGTCGCTTCAGGTCCTGATGCCGCATAAGCCATTTCGTCACGCTGCCGGTTGAGATGCCCAACGTCTCGGCCACACCTCCAGTGGTGAGCCAGGCACCAACCGGCAGGAACGTCTTGCCCAGTCGTTCCGCCTTGGTATCCAATGACGCATCACTGCGTTCCACCCAGCCGCGTTGACCAGCGATCTGCCGGTACTGCTCAAACACCAGCAGCCGCGGCATGTCGCCCAGCAGCTCCTCCAGCAGCTGTGTCTCTTCCTTGGTCCATGGGGTACGGGTCATCGCGCCCTCCGCATCGGCTTGGCCTTTGCCTTCACCCGCTCCTGCAGCGGCAGCACCGCCGAGGCGATCAGCTCCGGTTCAGGCCATGCGACAGCCGACTGCAGCCGTACATCCAGCTGATGCCGCTGCTCTGGCGTGAGCATGTCGAGCGGTTCGATGATGTTGCCGTCAGTCGTCCAGTTGCGCTGACAGCCCCATTGCCAGGTGCGGCCATCAGGGCTCACCGCTTCCTGCGTGTGGTGCAGACCCTGCGTGGCATCACGCCATAGCCGCACACGCCATAGCGCTGAGGTGGTGAACTCCAGCGGTCCACTCACCGGGTCAATCGGTTGATCCAGGATCACAGCGGACTGTGGCTGCGCAGCAGCAGCAAGCACCACACTGATCTCCTCCGCTGTGCAGCGGGTTGGGGGCTCCATAAAGAGAGAGGCAGAGGCCAGGCGCAGCCCTGCAGCAGGTCGACCGAGGCCGCCGGCTGGGTTGCGTGGTCACAACCTATCCCATAGGCTGTGACTGCGCAACAATCTCACATGACTGCATCCGGCCCCGGTCCCGTCTCCTTCACTCTCTTCAGTCGGCACCTCGACTGGCTGGACGCCAAGCGGCGACACGGTTCCCTATCCCGCTCTGCTGCCCTCCGTCAGGCCCTCGATGCCCTCATCGCCATCGATGCCGCCGGTGGTGCACTCCACTCTGCTGTGACTGCGCAGCATGACGTGCAGGGGCATGGCTGATCCCTCGGTTCAGCCCACCACGCCCCACCACGCCACGTGATGCTCTCTACCGCCCTTCTCGCCTCACTTGAGGCGATCGATTCCGATTGGCGGCTCATCCCGTGCGATGACCGCAAGCGACCCGTAGATCCCACCACCGGGCATCCATTGGATGACTGGGTGTCGCATGCCGCCACCCTCGACGAGATCGCCGGCACTGCCGCCTCGCCCCACGTCCATGCGCTCGGCCTGGTACTTGGTCCCATCTCCGGTGTGCTCGCGGTCGACTTCGATGGCACCGGCAGCACCGCCACCTTCCGCGAGGTTTTCGGCCGTCCGCAGTCCGATCTGCCGCCGACACCCGCCTGGTCCTCTGGTCGCCCCAACCGCCGGCAGCTCGCGTTCCGCGTGCCCTTTGAATACTGGCCGCACCTTCGTGGTCGCCGCTTCTGGCAGCGCGATGGCCGCACCGTCCTTGAGCTCCGCTGGGCAGGCCATCAGTCCGTCATCGCCGGCGCCCACCCGGACACAGCCGGCTATCACTGGATCCCCAATCGATCGCCTTCTGATCTTCAAGTTGCCGACGCACCCGACTGGCTGCTGGAGCCACTGATCAAGCCGCCGACCGAATCACCCGACACCGACTACGAGCCATCAGCAGGCGACGCGCAGCGTGCCTTGGAGTTGCTCCAGCACATCCAGCCCCGCGATGACTACAGCAGCTGGCTGTCGATCGGCATGGCACTCCATTCCGCCGATCCAGGGCTGCTCGATGCCTGGGTCAGCTGGTCGCAGGGCTGCAGCAACTTCAATGAAGACGAGTGCCGCGCCAAGTGGCCCAGCTTCAAAGGCCGCGGCATCACCACCGGCACGCTCCATTGGTTCGCCTCACAAGACGGCTACCTCGCGCCGGCAGCGCCTGAGTTCGAGTGGAACCCACCGGATGACCTGCTCGACGATGAGCCCCAGGGCCAGCAGCAGGCACCCGACACCGGCACCACCGACACCCTCACGGAAGAGATCGAGAATGCCCGTGAGCGGCTCCAGCAGCAGCTGGCCAATCTCGACGCATCCATCAACCTGGCGCTGATCCTTCCGCCACGGCTCGCGCATGCCCTGATCAGCAAGGCGGAATCCATGTCAGCGGATCCGTCCGCCTTCCTCGGCCCTCTTCTCACCGCTGCGGCCTCCGTCGTCGGCACCAGGGCCAAGGTGGTGGTCAACCCCGGCTGGTCTGAGCCATTCGTCATCTGGGCCGGCAACATCCTCCCGCCATCGGCGATGAAGTCACCCATCCTGGGTGCCATCGCTGAACCACTCGTTGCTCGCCAGCAAGCTGGCCTCAAGGCTCACCTCGAGGAACTCCGCCAGCTGCGCCGCGATGGCGAGAAGGACCCGGACATCCCGCCACCACGTCGCTGGCTGGTCAGTGATGCCACCTACGAACGCCTCGCGCAGATCTGCGCCGAGCCTCGCACCTACGGCATCTGGTCCCAGCAGGATGAACTGGCCGGCTGGTTTGAACGCCTCGATGCCCGCCAGTCCGCCGGCGCCCGAGCAGGCTGGCTCAGCCTCTGGGGTGGTGGTGCTGCCCTGATCGATCGCAAGGTGGCCGCCAGCTCCATGGCGACACGCTCTGCCGTCTCCCTCTTCGGCAACGTGCAACCCGAGCGGCTGCTCAACATGATCGAGGCCCAAGGCGACGATGCCGCCGCTGCCGGTGATGGCCTATGGGCACGCTTTCTCTGGTGCCGCCCACCGCAGCGCGTTTGGTCGTACAACCCCAACGGCCTCTCCATCTACTCCTACCTGTCCTCCCTGGTCGCCTCGCTTGATGGCGTGCCCCAGTCGCTGCAATCCGACGACGACCCCAATGCCATCGGCTTTGAGGTGCGCCTACCTCACGAGGTGGTGATGGAGCTCGCCGCACCCACCTGGGAGACCTGGGCGCAGGACGCGATCGGCTCCACTCCCGCACGTGCGGCCTTCCTCGGCAAGCTGCGCGGCTACTCCTGCCGCCTCATGGGCATCCTGCAGATGATCGAGCTGGCGGAATCCGCCCACATGGCCGGCTGCCCACTGTCGACCATGTGCGAATGCGATCCGAGCAGCGGCGCCTGGTTCATTGAGGTGTCGCCCGCCATGGTCGGCTACGGCCTGCTGCTGTCCGATTGGTACCGCGCCCAGTTCGATGCCATCTCTACCGAACTGGGCTCCAGTGAGCTGCGCGCCCCTGTCGCCCGGTTCCTGCGCCTCGTGCGTGAATCCGGCCGGCAGGAGGTCACACCCCGCGACGTGATGACCTGGCGGGTCTTCGGTCGCCAGAAGATCGACTCAACCATCGCCCTGCGCTTCCTGCGCCAGCTGGTCGAGGTCTATGGCCATGGCGCCATGAAGGCCGGCAAGAGGAAGGGGTCGATGGTCTGGGTTGCGAACAAAGAGCCTGAGGCTTGACAGTTGTGACTGCGCAGCCGTTATAGTGTGTATGGCGGAACAAGGAGGGCTGCAACCCTCCCCGCTCCTGGCCCTCGGGCCAGCCTCGCTCGCCCAGCCCTAAGGCTGGAACCATCATGGCTTTTACCCTCACGACCAAGGAGGCCGCAGCACAGCTGCGCCTCAGCGAGTCCACCCTTGCCCGCCTGCGTGCCGAAGGCGTGCTGCGCCCTGGCGTCCACTACCGCGTGGCGGGCCTGGGCACTCGGCGCCCTCCCCTGCTGTGGGATGCCACTGCAGCAGATCAAGCACTGGCGCAGCGCAGCCGTCGCGTTCTCCATTGAGCACGTCCAACTCCTACTACCTGTCTCGCGAATGGCGGCAACGCAGACAGCAACGGCTTGAGATCGACAACCACCAATGCCAAGGCTGCGGCATCACAGCCGCCCAGCTGGACGCTCTTGGCTGGCCACCTCTCCAGGTTCACCACAAGAACGCCGGCCCACCGAACTACACGTACCCGTCATTCGGCAACGAGCTCATGTCAGACCTCCTGACGCTCTGCTCTGAATGCCATGACGGCATCACCAATTCAGTCCGGCGCCAGCGGTTCAAGTTGGACCCCAAGAAGCAAGTCGATCCGGTTCACCTTCCCCCGCCTTCCCTTTCCATTCCATCAGCAACCCCAAAGCAACATGTCCAACCTTCCTTCTGTTCAGATCCGGTTTCAGGGCGTGAGCCCACTGTTGTGCCACAACGGTCAGACCGCCGATCCGCGAAATACCTACGCGAAGGCGATGAAGGCAGTCAGCAGCAAGCGCAAGAAGACTGACGCGGACTTTGATGAACTGGCACGCCTTGAATGGCTTGCCGGCCTCTACCGCATTGACGGCGACCTGGTGATCCCGGACTACGTGATCGAAAGCACGATGATCGGCGGCGCCAAGAAGTCCAAGCGTGGCCCTCAAGCCAAGTGCGGGCTCTTCTTCACCGAACACGCCTCCCTTGAGTTCGACGGCAAGCCTGCCGTCATCAATGACGACACCCTGGCGGCACTGTTTGCCACCGGCAGCTACACCCACACCATCGGCGTCAAGGTCGGCATGGCCAAGGTCATGCGCACCCGCCCGATCTTCCGCAACTGGAGCCTCACCGCGATGGCCCAGTACGACCCCGACGTGCTCAACATGCGCGACGTGGAAGAGATCGCAACCGATGCCGGCAAGCTGGTGGGCCTCGGCGACTGGCGACCCAAGCACGGCCGATTCGAGGCGGAAGTGCTCCCTGTCGCGGTGGCCGCCTGATGCGCTGGGCATCCTCTGGTGTAAGTCCCAGTGCGGCATGGCGAGGCGTGGCATGGCGAGGCGTGGCATGGCAAGGCTTGGCATGGCAAGGCTTGGCATGGCAAGGCTTGGCATGACATGGCGCGGCGCGGCACGGCAAGCCATGGGCTGCAGACGGCAGCACGGAGGGGCAACCCTCCCTGCTGTCCTCTCAACTGGACAGACAGGGCTGGGACCGGCAAGTCATGGGGCGGCAAGGCTCGTTTCGGCTTGGTGCGCTAGAGCGCGGATTGGTCGGGAGTGGTAGGGCATGGGCTGCAGACGGCAGCACGGAGGGGCAACCCTCCCTGCTGTCCTCTCAAGGGACAGATGTGGCGCCGCCTGGTCCGGCCTGGCGTGGCGTGGCACGGCGATGTGGGGTGCGGCAAGCCAAGGTGCGGCGGGGCGCGGCATGGGCTGCAGACGGCAGCACGGAGGGGATTCCCTCCCTGCTGTCCTCTATGGGACAGACATGGCACGGAATGGCGCAATACGGCCTGCCTAGGCCGGGCAGGGTGCGGGCCGCTGACGGTGGCACGGAGGGCTCTCGGGCCTTCCCTGCCACCCTCACAAAGGGTGGACACGGCAAGGTTCGGATGGGTTGGTCACGGCCTGCTTAGGCACGTATGGGCTTGCTCCGGTGTGGATTGGCAAGGGCTGATGATCTCAGCGCGGAGAGCTTTGGCTCTCCCCACTGGGCTCATACATTCCTGTCTCACCCCATCTCACCCCCACCCTGACGGCCGCCAAAACTGCAGAACATTTGCAGAACAACTGCAGAACGTCATGTTCAGCAAATTTTTTCCAGTCATACCAGTCGATCTCGGCGAAAAATGGCCGTTTTGCTGAACTGCTGAACGATCCCAAGGGGGTATGTGTATTCCATCGGCTCAAATGGTATCGGGGCGAACATAACGACTGGAATCATGAAATCGTTCAGCAGTTCAGCAAAACACTCTCTCTACTACTCTCTCTCCTTACTACTACTAGCTTTTACCCCTCTCAAAAGTGCTGAACCGACCGTTCAGCAAAAGTTCAGCAGTTCTGCGCTTTGACCCATGACCTGGCTCTCACCCATCCCCGGTCTCATCCGTCGCGATCCGGGACACAAGTACTGGCTCCACGACCGGCCATTCCCCACCTCAGTCACTGGTGTCCTCCGCATCCAGAAGTCCGACTTCGCCATGGACAGAATCATGTCCACAGCTGCGATCTGGGCTCCTCGAGGCAACACCACCCACCGCGCACTGGAACTGTTCCTGACCCTGCAATTCGCGCCTTCCCTAAACTCAGGCGATAGATCGCCTGAGTTTCAGACTCTTGGCGATGAGCTGCTGTCACTGCGCAGTGGCGACTACAGCGATTGGATTAGGCCGTTGCTGGCTCACGATCACTGGAACCAGGTCACGGTGATCGCGTCCGAGCGACCCACCTGCTGCCTGACGCGCTGCATCGCTGGCACCTTCGACCTGGCCTATGTCGCTGCCAACCGCCGCGTCCTGGCCGACCTCAAGACCCTCGGCACGGCCGACAGTCACACCTATTGCACCCGTGCCCAGTTGGGCGGCTACATGGCCTTGGAGGCCACGCACGGCAACCACTACGACTACGGCCAGACCATCTGGGCCAAGCCCGGTCAGACCACCTTCAGCGCCCTCTACAGCCGCCGTGAGTGCCTCCTGGCATGGGCTGCGGTGTGGACCCGCTACCAGGCGGTCCATCGGCTGGTGTGACGGGTTTCGGCTGCGCAGTCGTAACCAGCCGCTAAGATGCAAGAAAGGAGGCGGGGCCTACAGTCCTGCCGCCGGGTCGGTCCTACCCGTAAGGATGGACGCGGTGGTGCCTGTTGCTTGGGCGGGCGCCTGAAACCGTATCGGAGGCCCGGTTTCATCTCACTGAGGCGAGCTTGACGGCTAATTTCACAAAGCTGGGTCGGTCCTACCCGCAAGGATGGACGCGGTGGTGCTTGTTGGTTCTGCGGGCACCTGAAACCGTACTGGAGGCCCAGTTTCACTGAAGGCAAGGGGTCTATGGGAAATCCCATAGACCCTTTGTTTTGTATCACCACGTACGTCTATGGGAATCTCCATAGACCCCAAGTGAGACTCAAATCGAGACAACGGCAAGGGGTCTATCGGAAATCCGATGGACCCCTTGCTGTTGACAGGTCGCCGGACAATGTGCTTATGCTGTGAGGGTCCGGCAGCAGTGTCGGGCATTCAGAAACCGGAACCAACCATGAACGCCTTAGGCCTCGTCGTCCGCACGTGGAACGACGCACCTATCTGCCGCCGCGACAGCGACGGCTATGCCAGCGCCACGGCCATGTGCCAGGCAAACGGCAAGCTTTACTCCGACTACCAGCGACTCGAACGCACCACCTCCTACCTCGCCGCCCTGGGCGATTCCCTCGGCGTCCCTGCCGATCAGCTCGTACTCACCACCACCTCCGGCCCCAACCACCTTCGTGGCACTTGGGTGCATCCACGTCTCGCCGTAGACCTCGCCCGCTGGCTCTCGCCTGAGTTCGCCGTATGGATGGACGGCTGGTTTCTCGAGGCCGCTGCAGGCCACCAGCAGCAGCCTCCACGCATCAACACCACCAACCTCCGCCCCAAGCCCGCCCTTCGGCCAGCACGCACCTGGACCGAACAGCAGCGCCTCGCCATCCTCAGCAACCCAGTACGCAAGCAGCGCGCCATTGAACGCATCTGTCGTGCTGCCATCCGTCACAGACTCACCCACGTGATGCCACGTGATGCCGTCCAGTGGCGTGTCTTCGGCCGTTGCCCGGTCACCACCCGCGAAATGAGCGCCCTGCTCCAGTTCGCCGCCGATGTTCACAACCTCGGCCAGATGGTGCCCTCACCTCGTTCCACCTCGCCGTGCTGTCTTCGCGTTGATCTTGACGCCTGCCGTGATTTCCTCGATGCCGACGACCTGGACGACGATGGCCGCAACGTGGGTGAACTGCTCGCTGCCGTAACCGACGCCATCGATGAGCCCACTCAGCTCACCACGGTGCCGCGCATGCTGCGTCAGATTCAGGCCCGACTCCCTGAGTGGGCCATCTACGTCAGCTGATCTCTCCACCGGGCTGGGCGCCACCACACGCTCAGCCCTTCCTCATGGCATGACGTATTGCGACTACGCAACCCGCTCACCCTGTTGCGCAGTCGTAACCAGCCGCTAAGATCCCCTTGGATGCAGTGCCCAGTCATGCATGACTGCGGGTAGGCCATTGCATCCACCCCATTCCGTTCCCTCCACCCCATGACCACAACCGCTGCGGCTGTGCAGTCGCATCCCACCGACACCCTCCTGGATCGGGTCATCACCATCAAGGCTCAGATCAAGCTGCTTGAGGCCGAGCTGCAGGGCGCCATCGACTCCCTGTCCGACCTTGTGCAGTCCGGTGACATTGACTCGTCCTTCTCCCACGAGGATTGGTCCTTCTCCTTCAACACCGGCCGCACCACCACCGTCTACAGCCCACAGGCCAAGACCAGCATCAAGGCCATCCAAGAGGCCGACATCGCGGCTGGCCTGGCCACTGCCAAGATCGGCGCCTCCTTCTGGACCATCAAGGCTCCCACCTTCTGATGGCGAACCCGCAGAAGGCCAAGGGCACAGCATTCGAGCGGCTCATCGCCGACTACCTGGCCCAAGCCATCCCCTGCGAACGCATCCCACCCGGCGCCACGATCGATCGCGGTGACCTCTGGACGCCTACTGCCGCGATCCAGTGCAAAAACCACCGCACCCTTTCTCTTGGCGCTTGGCTTGCTGCTACTGCGCAGCAGCAGCAGAACGCTGCCAAAGCCCTGCACTTCCTCGTCGTAAAGCGCAAGGGCAGCACCGATCCCGCCCAGCAGTTCGCCATCTGCACCGTCGAGCAGATGCGCTCCATCCTCTCCACCCACAACCCATGAAGTTCAACCTGCTCATCGCCGCCGTTGTCATGGCTGCCATGGCGATCGCCGGCCCTGCTGAGACCACCGCAGAAAACCTCTGCGGCAAGCACGCCCCCACCGAACGTGCCTGCCTGAAGCTGTGAGCACCATGCCGGACTGGTGCGCCGTGCTGCTCACCCTCCAGCAAGAGCACCCAACCGCTCACCCCTACACCCTGTCGCTGCTGCTCGAGGTACGCACTGCCCGTCGCTTCACCGGACAGGCCATCGCCAACATCCTCAAGCAGCAGCAGACCTCCTCCACAGACTGACTGCAGGCACCAGTCGAGCCATGGCCATGCCGCAGCCGTACTGGATCACCGTGCAGGTGGACCCCCAGCGCACCAGGGACATCCGTCTACTGGCACCATCGGCATACGCTGCAGGCTGGCTCTACCGTCAGCTCAACCCAGGCGCCACCATCCTCCACATCAGACCGGTGCCGCAATGAACGTCAGTCTGTCGATCGATGGCATTGAAGGTCTGACCCAGATGCGGGCCTTCCTTGATCCCAAAGGTGTGCGCAAGGCATTGGCCTTTGGTATGCGTTACGCCTCGCGTGCTGCCACGACAGAAGCAGCCAAGCGCATCCGCACCCGCTACACCATCACGTCGGGCAGGGTGAAGCAAGACATCGCTGGCCCGTTCCTGGTCAACGACAACCAAGAAGCTCGCATCGTCTTCTCCAATCGTCCACCTTCCGCGATCCAGTACGCAGGACGCGACAACGGCAAGGGACTGACCGTGGCAGCCATCCGAGGGCAACGGAAGCGTGTTGCGCGTGGATTCATCATCAAGTCCGGCCGCCTTGCTGGTCGGCCATTCAAGCGACGTGGCAACAAGGCCATGCCCATTGACTTTGTCTACGGCCCATCGATTGGCCGCATCTTCGGCGGCCAGTCGGAGTTCGGCCAAGAGATCCGTGATGCCACGGCTGTTCGGATCAACGAGCAGTTTGCCAAAGGCGTCGAGCGCAAGCTAGGCGAGGCTGCACGGCGTCGCAATCGCTGAGATCCGTTGCAGCGCAAGGGTTCACGGGTCCTCCCGGGG